TGCATTGAGTGAATTGTTTGCACGAATAAATCCTGCATTTGCATGATTGAATGCGGCGTTGGACTGAATGAATCCTGAGTTTGCTTGAATATATGCAGCATTAGCAGCAGCAAAAGCACCATTGGCATTTGCAAATGCGGCATTGGCTCTAGCAAAGGCACCGTTGGCATTTGCAAAAGCAGCATTCGCATGATCAAACGCTGAGTTTGTTTTTATGAAGCCGCTATTTGCATGGATGAATGCTGCATTTGTCTGTATGAATGCTGAGTTTGCTTGAATATAAGCAGCATTAGCAGCAGCAAATGCGCCGTTAGCATTTGCGAAAGCAGCATTCGCATGATGATACGCAGAGTTTGCTTGAATAAACCCGCTATTTGCGTAACTACCTGATGCATTCTGAAACTGAAACGCAGAGTTTGCATGAATAAATGCTGCGTTGGCTTGTTCAAATGCAGAGTTCGCACGAATACCACTTGTGTTCTGACTTGTGTATGCAGCATTCGCATGTAAGTATGCGGCATTTACATGAAAGAATGATGAATTAGCTTGAATGAATCCTGAGTTAGCATGAATATATGCCGCATTGGCCATTGCAAGACCAGCATTTGCATTTGCAAACGAATAGTTAGCATGAAAGAATGCTGAGTTGGCTTGAATGAAACCACTATTCGCATGATCAAACGAATAATTAGCATGTAAAAATGCGGAATTTGCTTTTACAAACGCAGAGTTGGCGTATGATGCTGGTGCCGAACCACCCAAGTCATCGTATGATATACCATCATTTGTGAACTGCCATTTATTGTCTGTTTCATTCCATAACAAATAAACGTTTGCTTCCACACCACGATCAATTTCAATACCCGCATTCATAGTCGGTGTACCCGACTGACTGATAGCAGCATTCAATGTGATGATGTTATCACCAATCAATACGATTGGTACATTGGCGCCAATTGAACCGCCAATGATATTCAGATTACCTACAATAGTTAGATTACCAGTAATCGTGCCACCAGTATTTGCATTTACGGTATTATTTGCACGAAGAGATGTCGCATTAACAGAATTGAATACAGTATTTAATCTATCATATGCAGAAATGCCACGAATATAAGAATCGAAACCACCAATGATGATAGGACCGTCACCAGCTGGTGAACCAATGAATAATGTATTACTGCTATATGAATACGCTGGCTCACCAATGTTAAGTGTTGCTGGTGTGTTCGTGACAAGTGAACGCTTTATTTGTATTGTTGTATTTGCCATTTGTAATTCTTAGAATAGTCCACCGTCAATATCTGCAATCGCAGTGACAGCAATTTTCGTTTCATATCGATTGTTTGCCGAACTATAGACTAAAGAAAATCCATCTTGCACACCATCTGTTGACACATCATTAATTTCCGCCAGTGTAACATTAGGTTTTGGTTTGTAATTCGGTGATACAAGTGTTGTTCTATTTGGTTGAAAAACCGTAACTTTACCTAAATCTGGCATGACTTACCTCGTAACTGATGGAAGTACAACAGCAGTGCCTTCTACTACACGTGTCACGGAGTTATCAACAGAGTTTCTGATAATCAAGTCATACACATATCGGCCTGGCGTTAAATTTGCTGTGTTTGCAGCGGTCATCGATAACGTGATTTGACCGTTCGCATTTCCAGTAATGATTGCGGAAAGTGTATTTGCTGAAGTTGATGTGAGGTTTGCACCTTGCTCAATGGTAATTTCTACGTATGCCGCCAAGATTGTCTCCTTCTAATCGTGTATTTAGTCAATCTTGTACCGCTAATAAAAAACCCCGACTAGCGGGGTTTTTGTTTTATGATTGAAAAACAATGTTACGCAGGTTGTGGTTCAACTTCTTTCCATGAAACTGTTTCTTCATCCCATGTATACATCTTCTTACCCTCACCCATGCCGGCATCCGAAGGCATAGCTACAGGTGCTTCCCAATTTACATCTTCATTGTTCAACACCCATGAAGCATACGGTTTTGGTGGAACGAACGCATCCAATTCTGCATTGTATGTATAACCGACACCTGCATAACGCTTGCGGAAGTTATGATTGTATGATGTCTGCTTCCAATTGCCACCAAACAATCTTTGACAGAAACCAATACCTAATTCTTCACGCTCAACGCCATTAGCGTCAAGTAATTCATTGTTGGACACAACAATGACTTGAGTTACAACATTGTTTTCATCAAGTTGTGCAAAATGTGCCATCTAAAAACTCCCTCTTTGTTAAAAGTTACTTTGTATTTATAAATCTATTTATGTCCATTTGATAATGACAACACCTGAACCACCACTTCCTGTCGATTCTCCAGTTGGATTATTACCACCACCACCGCCACCACCAGTGTTATTATTCGCACTTGTAGCATTTATGACTGTTGGACTGTATGGATAACCGCCCTGTTTTTGACCAGCACCAGCACCAAAAGGAGTTCCGACTAATACACCATATGGAGCATAACCTCCACCGCCGGCTTGAACGCCTTGTGGATATGCACCTCCACCACCACCAGCATATGCAGTATTAGCACCAGAAATTGATGAGAATAGACCGACTGCACCATTGGCGCCAGACCAAGTGGGTACGCTTCCTGCGCCACCGCCACCACCTCCTAATCTATCCGCACCAGACGGTGAAAATAAACCATTGGAGCCACCACCACCTTCGGCAGGTGAATATCCACCAGCATTTCCTGGACCACCAGAACCACCTGAATTACCACTGCCGCCACCTCCAGATCCACCGGAACTACCATTAACGTTAGTGGGTCCAGAACTACCTCCAGCCGGTCCTCCTGCTCCACCCGTACCACCACCTGACGACCAAATAGCAGGAAATGGTGATGATGACCAAATTCCTGAATTCGAACCATTTGCACCAGTAACACCATATGAAGTGGTACCGGCACCACCTGCACCAACAACAATTACGTGAGATGCACCAGGTGTTACAGAAGTGCCTGAACCTGTTCTAAAACCACCAGCACCACCACCTCCAGCCGCATAGCCACCAGCACCAGCACCACCACCAGCAACCACAAGATAATCAATACTAGTTACACCATCCGGCACACTCCATGTAGTGGTGTTAGAAAAGATTGCAACTTTGTTTTGTATTGCTGAGATTTTGATGACAGCAAAACCTGAGGCGCCTGATCCTCCAGAAGAAGACCAACTTGGACCTGCACCGCCGCCGCCGCCACCGCCGCCGGTTGAATTATTGGCATTTCGACCAGTAGCACCAGAAGAAGGTCCACCAAGTCCATTACCTGCGCCATATGGTGTTCCTAACCAAGGTGCGCCCGAAGAGTATAATGCGTAGCCTGCACCACCAAAAGACATAAAGCCATCATAAGAACCACCACCACCGCCGCCAGCATATGCAACATTAGAACCTGATAATGATGAAAATATTCCTATACCACCATTACCACCAGATGGTGCAGTACCAGATTGTCCTACACCGCCAGCGCCACCACCACCACCAGTGCCGTAATTGCCAAAACCAGCGTAACTATCACCACCGTTAAAACCTTGTCCCGGTGTGCCTCGGCCGGATGGACCAATCGGTGATCCGGGAGATACTTGACCACCGCCACCAGAGCCACCAGAATTTCCCCATGTTGCAACTCCAGGCGATTGACCACCGCCACCACCTCCACCTATTGCAATTAAAATCTCAGCATTTGCCGTATTGCCAGCGGATAAAACAGTGCTTGTTCCATTAGAACCTTTAACACTAGCTGGCGACCCAGGACCACCAACTCCACCACTACCAATTCGAATTGTATAGATTTGATTAGGTCCTACTGCATAACCTGTGCCTTGTAGAACACCACCAGCACCACCGCCACCACCGGAACCACCGCCACCGCCCGCAACTAAAAAATAATCAATTGTGGTGACACCATTAGGTATTATAAATTGACTTGTGTTTGCGAAAACGAATGTTTGATTTGAAATTTCACCATATCTCCATTTAAGAATAACAACACCTGAACCACCGGAACCACCGGTAGCAGGTGCGGGCGAACCACCATATCCACCCCCACCGCCTCCACCACCTGTAGAATTATTGCCCGAAACACCAGGATTTATACTGAGAGCATGAATCCCACCATTACCACCTCCAGTTGTGTTAGCACCTGAACCACTATTACTTCCACCTCCACCGCCAGCATATCCTGTATTAGCACCTGTGATTGTTGAAAATATTCCGACACCACCTCTACCACCACCACTACCACCGCCGATGGTGCCAGGCGAACCACCTCCTGCGGCGCCGGCGCCACCACCACCACCGTAAGGGGCTCCACCATTATTACCTTGTCCAGGCGTTCCTAATCCACCCACTGGGCTTGACCCAGCACCGCCACCAGAACCACCAGATCGATTGCCGGCCCCAAGAAACCCACCACCACCGCCAATAGCCCAAGATACTATTGTATTTCCCGTAGCAGTATTAAAAATCCCCGAATTCGAACCATTACTACCACTGGTGCCACCAACACCTCCCGCACCACCAGCACCAACGACAACTGTATATTGTGCAGTCGGAGTTACTGATATATTTGGACTTGCAAGATAACCACCAGCACCACCGCCACCACCCCAATCGACAGCCGGCTGATACCCACTACCACCGCCACCACCACCGACAACAAGATACTCAACACTTGTTACACCTATAGGCACAGTCCAAGTTGAACTTTCTGAGAATATTTGAACACCATTAAAAATTCCAGACGGCACTTCCTCTGGCCATATACCAGCAAGTCTTGCTATTTGTGCTTCACTTAAAGACCAAATTCCTGTGGCGGTACCTTGCCCAATACCACCACCAGTGGTTAGGTTTCGTGTGCCAATAATTCCGCCATTAAATCCCTTAGCCATTAACTAATTTCCTCAAACGATGAGATAAAGTGTAAACGATTATTTGCATCAGCCCTGACTCTGATGTTATCACCTTCTTCCAAGTAAAGTGATTTTGACAGAATATCAAGTGATGATTTGGCAGGTACAGTAACTACATTTGCAATTGCATAAACTGAGTTGCCAACACCTGTGCTTGTGTTTTGTGCGCCAAATTTAAACAGTTCAACCGATACGTTACCAGAATTGGATCCGTCAACATTAGACACAATCAGTGTATTAACCTTAAACACTTTATTTGAGTTGACAGGATTAACAATCACTGACGATGAAACTGTCGTAACGTTGGCGACGTTACTTTTACCTCTGATATCTGTTACGCTAACAATGTTTGGCGCTGCCATTTATTAACCTCCGAATATGATCGAACTTACAATGCCCGAACTTGAAATTTTTAAATTTGCTTCCGCTGAAAAATTATTTGATGAAATTGCATTTGTTGTAATCAAATTTCCAGTAATTTGACCAGCAACAATATTATTCGCACGAATAGCATTTACTGCCATCTTTGTGCCAGTAACCGAACCATCAGATGGAACTTGAGTTGATGAGCCAGCACCTAAATGATGAATAACAATGTTATTTACTCCCGTGGCAGGCGCAGAAGTAAAAATAATTAAATCACCGTTTAATATATAATCAACATTGGGTACTTTATACAAACCACCAATGAAAACTGCAATTGCAGCAACTCCAGCCGGGGCTCTAATCAACGGTCCAAAAGTTGTAGTTGCATCATCACCACTGTAGATATTAACTACATGTGGTACTGAAGTTACTTGATTGCCAATATATGACATTTAATTTCCTATTATTCGTATGTCGGTCTTACTGGTGGTTCACCTGCTGGTGTGGGAAACTTGTCATTGATTTCTTTGATTGACTCATAGAACTTTGTTCCCTTGCCTGGAATTTCACTGTTATCCATTGCTTCCCATAAATTGTTTACTATAGTTACAATATCAGGATAGTTTGCAGCACGATCAATAAAGTGCTGCCAGTATTCAATAAACTTATTCTGATATTCCAATTCTTTAAAAATCTCTTCTTTAGTTGGTGGTTTTGTTCCCGCCTCGTCTTCCCATCTTGTAAACTCAAAATGACCACCAGATGCAGACATATCATATCTTGCACTTGGTCTGAGTGCTTTAATTGCAGTGTCAATACCACATACAAGTTTGTTGTTGTTTCCTACCAAATATTGTGCATAAGAAATTTGTTCGTTATTCATTCAATCACCTCTAATTAAATAAAAGTATTTATTGTAAAAAAGTTATAGTACCAGAGCCAGTAAATTGATATAACCAAGATGAGCCTAAGTTAGTTTCGGTTGCGCTACCTGTCGTGCTTGATGCCCTAATTACACTTTTAAATATAACAACTCCACTTGCTCCAGATAATACTGTAGGACCCACAATACCACCATCGCAACCACCAGCACCGCCACCACGATTTGCTAACGGTGCTGATGCATTTGCAGCACCACCTGGAGCATTTTGAGTTCCGGCTCCACCACTACCGATACCAGCACCCCCTGCTCCATATGTAAGAGATGAACCTGTAATTGCGCTAGATATTCCCACTCCACCAGCACCACCAACATAACTAGGAAAACCACCTGCACCACCCGCACCACCCGCACCACCTCCACCACCAGAAGCAGAAGCAGAAGATGGATTGGCAGAGCCGCCTCCACCATTATTACCTAATGGCGGATAGCCTGCTGCACCCGTAGCAAAAACACCATTCCATTGTGGTTGTGCGTAACCACCGCCACCCGAACCACCAGGCAGTGCTGATCTTAAAGATCCGTTACCAATTTGGACTGGATATCCAAAAAATGCCCCACGACCACCACCATCACAAACAACATTTGACCAAACAGCCGGATTATTAAATGTAATTGAAGAGTTTGAACCGGATGATGAACCTGAACCACCACCACCAACTGTTACTTGAAGCACTGCTCCAACAGCAGGAAAGGCTAAACCTGTTCTTAAACCACCACCGCCACCACCGCCACCTTGTGCATAGATGTTTTGACCAGACCCATCATAACTTCCACCACCACCTGCTAAAACGAGATATTCAATAAAAGACGGTTGAGTAATACCCAAAGAAGGACCCGTCATTCTTCTAAGTGTTACTCTATTTGCGGTGATTCTATTTAAAGCCATTCAAAACTCCAGTTAATAAATCTCTGTACCAAAAGCCGAAAAACTCATTAATGAACTATTTGCATTTACCGAAATGTTTGAACCAGCATTCATTGTAATGCCAAGTGTTAGTGTAATTGAATCTCTGGCGGGGCAATTCACACGGTATGCAATATAGTTTGTGTTAGAAACTGCAACACCAGAAACATTCACAGCAATGCTAAATGAGTTTCCAACACCATCGGATTCATTTAAATTAGCAATTGTAATTGATGAGATAATTGCGGAATTACCAACAGGAACCCGATAAAGATTTGTCAACGTATTGGCTGTTGGATTTGACTGCCCTAAAATTCTATATGATCTTGCCATTTGTTATTTTCCTTTTACATTCCACCAAACAAAAATGCATCATCAAAAATGTCTGGTGGGGACACAATGTTGTTACCACTAACCGCATTGTTTGCTATTAAATTACCAGTAATTTGAGTCACTCCAATTTTATTACCTAAAACAGCACCATCTGCGATTTTTGTTGTTGTGACTGCGCTAGTAGCAATTGCGGTTTCAGTTACAGCGCCAGGTAAAATTTGTGATGCTGAAATTTGATTATATGTAATTGCTACTGGTGCAAGATATCTGACAGTAATATTGTTAGTGCCAAGAGATGGTGCCTCATCAAATGTCATTAAACCATTCGTCACAGTGTAAGATGTTGTTGGTGTTTGAATGACACCATTTACAACAACTTCAATATCATTGGCACTATCAATGTCTCTTGTTAAAGTAAATTGAGTGCAAGCACCTGTACCGTTAAAACTATCAACGGTTATTGTAAAAGCATTTACTTCAGGTTCGTTGCCAATGTATGACATTAGGAAATCTCCAGAACTGAAGCAATGACATCAGCGGAAGATGCTACAGATGTATTTACTGCTAAGTAATCTCCTGCTTCCAACACAAGTTTTTGATCGCCACCAATAGGTACTAATGCACCACCGGGAGCAATCGTAGCACTCTGAACCAAATACACGTTCGGTGCGGCAGCACCAGCGCAGGTTAAAATAACGTTTGCAGCGATTGGTGAACTTGTAATGTTAGCGATTGTCATACCGATAACTGTGGCTTGCACACCAGCAGCAGCCGCATATACGTTCTGAGCAGTCGTTCCTGCCGCTTTGAGAACACTGTTTTTAAAATTGTTAGCCATTAAATCCTCTGTTTTTCTTCAGTATTTATTTAACCTAAGGCAATCGCAAATGCAATTGATGAGTCAATTGCTGCTGAAATTGTGCCATAAATTGCAGTATTTGCTTGACCCACCAAGAGTGTAATGTTACCTGTGCTTGTATTTAAGTTTGCTGCATTAACAGAACCAGCAACACTTAAATCATCAAATCCAAGTGAGTCTAAAGTAACGTTACCAGATATTGATAGATTACCATAAATGAATGCATCACCACCGACCGCCAGATTGCTTGTGATATTTACACTTGCGGCATTACCCGTGAGTATTAATCCACTTGTGACGTTCAGTGTGGAGATATTCGCCAATGGCGCAACGATGCTACTACCAACATTCAGTGTCGTTGTAACATTTGCCCTTGTAATATTACCAGATATAGTTACATTTGAAGCAAACGTATTTCCAACAACAACTAAAGTTTGAGCAATATTTGCATTACCTGCCACAGCCAAATCATTAAAACCAATGGCATCTAAAGTCGTATTACCTGAAATGGTCAGATTACCGTGTAAGAATGTATCACCACCAACAAACAATCTATTAGTAACATTAACCGAAGTTATGTTTGCGATTACGTTAGCATTTCTACCAATCGTTATATCTCTAGGTACCGTAACATCATTGTCTAAGAAAAGAACATTAGCAAGATTTGCGGTGTTTGCTCTTAGTGTATTAATGTTTGCTAATGTGCGAACATTCAGAGAAGCAGCAGAACCTTCGATAAAAATCGAAGAGTTCATCACAAAACCACCGCCCGTATTATCGGTCAGATTATTTGCAACCGCAACAAGAGTAGATGTTGTGGTTAGCCACTCTTCAAAAGTATTGGCTGTTGAAAGTTGATCTATTGCCATCTTATGTTCTCGTTACAAGTTGTTGAAGAAGATTCTTAATTTCTGATATGTCATCTTCTAATTTATTTACTTTATTTTCCAGTGTTTGCTTCTCTTGTAGTTCTTTTAATTTTTGTTCTCTTTCTGCATAATAAAGGGCAAATTCTTCCTTGTTGACATTCAGAAGTGCTTTACTTTCTGTGTCACGATAAAAATTTTGATTGTCTTTTATTTGAACAAACATATTTAAACCGTAGCCTCTGGCAAAGCAACAACACGTAATTGAGAAACTAAAGGCACATTAACTGTGCTTGAACCAAACATAACTATCTTAATTGCAAATGACATAAAGTCTTTATATTCAACACCATTAGCACCAGTGTATCTTACTCTATTATTTGGGATACCTGACCCATAAGTTCCTGGAGCAAAGATCACTTCAAAAAAATCACCTCTGCCATTAGAAACGGCATTGAGTGATGTTGAGTTTTCTGTCATTAATTGATAATTGTTGTCATCGAATTCAGAAGAATCTGATTCAGAAAGTAACTTGTAATACACAAGAATTCCTGAACCCGGTGGGCGATAAATGTCCATATACACACGTAAATCGCCAGCATCAAAACCAGGAGCAAGTTTCACACGTTTCGTAATATAACGAATATTTGAATTACCCCCTGACGATTTATCTTCACCATTATACACTGCGGTAGCACCCGAACCACTACCACCAGAAATTGTCAATATTGGTGAAGTATAATAACCTGAACCTGGATTAGTTAATTCAAGTCGAACAATTTTATCTCCATCGGTTACTGCTCTTGCAGCGGCACCACGATCATCGTTTGTTCCATCTGGGTAAGTAAACGTTACGCTTCCATTTGTTGTGTAGCCAGAACCTTGATTTACAACGATAAACCCTGTATTTTGTAACTCCATATTATTGATTCTATTTTCAATCGTCAGAAGGTTTAGACGAGTGATATCAATCATTGGAGAAACATCTGGATTATTTGTTGTAAGTGTAGTTCTTACTAAAAATCAACTTCAAAGAAGCCTTGTCCAGTACCATTTGTAAACACTCTTTTCTGAATACTAAACATGATGTCTTGTTCTTGATCGGCAGTCCAAGTAGAACCGTTTTGTGATAAGAACAGAGACCCTGTATAAGGTTGTTCTGAAATCTTCACAGTAGTTCGAATATCGGTTGCACCAATTTGAGCAATATAACACTCATATCCATTACTATTTGAAACAAGTACAAATGAATGTTCTCCTGGTAGTAACAATATTGGAACATCAAATTTAAACTCAGTGTATTTGTTTGAATCTGTTACATCAGGATTATCAGTTATTGTTACTTGATCTGGAGTCAGAGTTTTTTCGGCATATGGATAAACCACAGCAGAAGAAGGGTACCCGTTATCAACTGGTCGGATTTGACAAGTCACTGGAGCAGATATGTCTTTTGTTTTAAAGCAAACACGAACAGAATCAATCACGATACCTTGTGGATATTGATTTGGATTAATCAGGAATGTTTGTGCAAGAGGATCGTAGTATCCAATAACAACGTTGTTCCTTCTAGTTGTAACGACCGATGATTTAATTGAAGTAACTGTCTCTGTTGTGGATTCATTTACGGTTGATCTTGAAACAGTAGGAGTAAAGACTGTAACAGAAGTTGATTGTTTAGTATCTACTTGACCCTGTGACAAAAACTTCGCATCTCCATTTGTTCTGGAGTTTTCAAGGTTATTAAACGCATCATCAATTAAGCGTAAAACTTTTTCACCCGTTCTAAACACATCTGCGGGTAAAAAGAAAATAGCGGCTGTTGTGCCTTCTTTTGTTGTCTCTAAATCTCCTATTGTATAAACAGAAGTTGAATCTGGATTAGTTGTCCAAGTTCCATTAATTGTTGCAACACGTGTAGAAGAATCATATGAACTTATTGTAACAGACTGTCCCTTACCTGTTCCAGCAAGAATTAGAATTCTCTTATTCACATAATCGGCAGCATTAGTAGCACCACCAGCAGAAAGAGCAAGTGTGATTGTAGTAGCCGAACCAGCAAGAGCAATACCTGTTTGGTGATACCATTTGTCTGCTCTATATGTTCTTCCTGTAATATCACCTTTAACCCAAATACCATTTGTTGCACACTGATCCCAAGAACCAAACGATGCTGATGGTTGCATATTTACAGAGAACAAATTGTTATTTGAGGTCAATGCTGCACCACCAATTCCAATTACTGTGTCTGTGCTTAAAAGTTCTGTGTTTGAAGATGCTCTATAAAAAGTTACAGTTTCAGAATTTGAAATTGTTGTTTGATATTGCAAGTTATTTTGAACCATCTCAAAACGATTTACTTTTGCAATTTTATCATTAACATTTACATTATCAAAAAATGCATTAAGTGTCGTAAACGGTTTGAATTTGCTACCTATAACCAATATGTTTCTTGCTCTCATAAACTGAACAATACTTACATCGATCAATCTGTCACCAAAAGATTGGGTAAGTTGTTTAGGTACAATTGTGCTAATAATATTGGTGCGTGTTTTGTCTAATGTTTCAGTTACAACTTCTTTTTTTCTTTCGGTAAAATCAACTGAGGCGGTGACCGCAATGAGGCCACCGCCAGTGGGTTTCCCACCACTGTTTTCGAATCCTTTTGCCCAACTATCATTACGATCGGTGCCGTCTTTATTTACAACATTTATACCAAGAAGTTCTCTCTGACCAAATTCCACAGCCTCAACACCAACAACTTGAGTGTTCCAGTTGCCATAATCAGTAAACTTCATTGCTGACCATGCATCTGCTGCCTCAGCACCACCGGACAAATCAATATTTTGTGATTCTAAACGAGTTTCGGAACGCCAGACATCAGAAGGCGGGTCAAGAACAATTGACCCAATATAATTAACAATATTAAATGGGTTAATATTCATTGTTTTTGATGCTCTGTTCTGCACAACAAAAGGAGTAATTGTTGAAGAAAGCAACATCAATGGTCCATTAATCTCAACATTTTGATTTGAAGTTGAATTATTGGAAAATACTCTTGTTGAAGCAAGATTAAATGAACCACGTAGAGTGCGTGTAACAATATCAATTGCTGAATTAAAATCAGGTTTTACTATATCAGCAGCACTTTTATCGATGAACGAATCAACAAATACACCATTTTTTGGTCTTGCTATACCAAATGAATCACGAACTGTTCTATCGTTTTTATTGATTGTGGCAAGTTCAGCAATTGATAAAGATGTATATAACTCCAGATTTTGTATTCTCTTATCCAATCTGGCAATATCTTTCATTGTATATCTTCTGTGATTAAATGCTTGAATTTTTACAGAAGAAATTATGGTTACATATGGAGGATAAGTCAAAATATACAGAGTCATTGAATCATCTGGTTCAACTGGAACAACAGGATTAAATGCAGGAACTCCTTGTAATACCAGAAACTCTCTATTTTTCGTTAAAACAATTCTGTCAATTCTAGGTAAATAATACTCAAAATCCATTAGAACATCTAAACCTGGTTCGGCAACTTTTGGTCCTAAAACGGCTTCATCAACATCCAAAATAAAGTTTCTTGCAATCGTGTCTGCTGATGCACTACTTCTAACTGATGCTCGAACCGGACGAAAATCTAAGTAATCCCTCAAGAAAATTTTTGCACCACTTTGCAGCGTGTAGATGGGTATCATATCATAACTGACACCTCTACCGCCATTTTCTTGTGTACCAAGTCTTGTATAAGAATCAATATCGAAATATCCAGAACCGTTTGAAGAAAATCTATTATAACGAATAACTAAAGGACCTATTGGTGCGTTTTGTCCGGGTCTTAAAGTAATCGATGACCAATCATAATAAGAATCCTTTTGTCCAGTATTCAAAATATATCTGGCAGTAACGTTTGATGACTCGGTGAGAGCATTGTATACAGATGTAGTTACGTTAGCACCATTTAAATCAAAAATAGCATTAATTGAATGAACATCCGTTACGTATAACCATTGTGGTTGCCCTGGTCTTCTTTCAACTATTGATTGATTGATAATAGTTTGACCATCAAATGGAGCCACGTTCGCATTATTGTTAGCAGCAAAAACTTTTACGTAAGTTCCTAGGCCTATACCCCATCCTGGGTCAACTAACTGGGTGTTTGCTTTAACAAATGTTTTTGTTTTTGAAGTTGGGTTAGAAGCATTTACAACAGCATAAATGTTTGCTGTCATATTCGCACCATCTGTTACCGTGATTGTTCTTGATGAAGTATCAACAGTAAAGTTTTCAGCCGGAATAGTTCTACCTACTTGATACCAACTTGTGCCAGAATTAGTTGGGATAACTTGATAATATCTTTGTTTTGAATCAGTTGTAGTTGCACTTTGTAGAGTTTCACCAGTACCTAAAGATAATGCTTGCGATACTCCGCCGGTAAATGTGACAGTTTGATATAATCTCTTATATGAGTATGAAAAATCACGTATAGTATTATCAGCAACATTTTCTACACCAACTCTAATTAACAAAGGTTCTCTTATTGTATCTCTAATTGAAGCAGGCTGAAATAGCCCTTTAGATTGAACAAGTGTGGTTGTAGATACACCAATTTGTTCATCTTTTGATAAAGGTGAAACATTTGCCAATGCAATACGAGAATTTCCAGCACCCAATCTAACAAGAGATTCAGCATCAGCGAATTTAGGATCAAGTATGAATCTAAAATTGGCTCCAACTGCGGTGCTAAAAGGTGGGAAAACGGTAGCAGTTAAACTTGATCCAACATAATCAGTAATGATTCTTGTTGAATTATCGCTAGGTGAGTTTAGTGGCGCACCACCAACAATTCTCAATGACAAGCCTTTATATACATCATTATTTGCAGCAAATCCAGTAGGAAATACCACTGTGCTTGTGGAGCCACCTGTTGCATTTATACCATAACCACCATTTGCCGCTATAGGACGAGTATTTACATCAGTTAAATATACTTTGTAAATATAGTTATTACTCTCACTTGTGTTGCCCGAAACGGAATAAAAAGAAACAACTTTAATTTTTGTGTTTCCAATTGTTGTGTTTGCGTAAATTGCAGCATTTCCTGTTCCAACATAATTAGTTATTTGACCGGTATTCAATAATGAAATATCGGCATTAGCATATTGGTTTGTTGCAAAATTACCATACATGCCATTGGCAAAAATATAATAACCGTAATCAACCTCAACTCTACGATTTTCTACAGTCTCCGTAGTTCTTGGTTTTGGTACAGTTATTGTTGTTGGTGCATCAGTTCTAAATTCATAACCTTTAATATATGCTTTACCTGAACCTAAAGTAACATTAGCAAAAGCCGAATTCGAAACGCTGTCGGTGAGTTCTAATGGGAAATTTTTAATAACATAATCACCAGACTCATCTTCTGTTCTGCGGGCAAATTCATCACCTAAAGAAGCATAGATTGGAGTATTAACAGTTTTTTGTGGAACACCACCATCCATGATGCTTAACTCCACAAATTGTTTCAAATCTGTGCTACCAATCGGTCTTGTCTCCAGTGTCATCAAAACTTTATAGCGGTCTGCACCTGGTGCTTGGAAATTTGAAGAGCCTTGTGCTGGATCAAGAAGTGTAGTGTCTTCTGTATAATCAACCAAATCTTCACTCACAGAAAAACCAACAATTGCACTACCCTCACGACTGTATTTGTCAACCGCCACACTTTGTGGCTGTACTTTTACAAAAATTCCATCGTAATAAAATACACCTTCATTTACAGAAAATGATTGACAGTTTCCAGTAGCATTTGCCGAAGCAGTATTTGCATAATAAGTTATTGCTTGTGGGTCAGTATTTGAAGTGTAGATAGTTTCATTAACTGTAAATGGATCGCCATATAATTGATTGACAATAAATGTGATTGGCTCATTATTTGCACTAACAGCACCATACGATTTTAAAACATATGCACGTTTTGTATTGGCCGAATTAATAATTACTTGTTTATCAAAATTTAAATATGAAATATCTTGGCCGGAATAACTTGAAGCAATGTTAATATACGCTACATTTTGAATTGTGATTTGCCCACCTGTAACTACGGAACCAGTTTTGAACACATGGTCGCCAAACTTTTTAATCTGATCTTGTAAGGTACTTTGAAGTTGCGTCAATTCACGGGATTGAACAGCATTTCCCGGCTTAAACAAAACCCTATAATAATTTTTATCGTCGTCAAAATCGTCGTAGTAAGGATCTTGATTAAAATTTGTAGTAAGTGCCATTTATTAACCTTTAAAATCTAACAATAAGTTTGATATTTTCAGCCTGACCTTCTGCTCTTGTGGTCTTAGTCGCATTTTGCGTATATAAAATATCACCTGAATATGGTTCAAATTCTGGATTCTGTACAGTTACAACCAGACGATCAGAAACACCAGAACTAGCTCCTCTCAAAAGAACACCGGTTCTAAATGTACCTCTCACATTCGTCAATCTAACTTGATCAAATGTTTGATCTAAAACTGAACCATGAGCAATCGTGTTGGCTGCCGAAGTATCATTAGGTAAACCTTGATAAGCAAATTCATCAATCGAATAACTCGAACCAGCGGTTATCGTTAAGACAGTTGCTTGAGAGACAACCGGACTAGCATTAGCAGGTGATACAACCGTAGATTCACCATATTTATGAGGGTTTACAAAGATACCATATTGTCTAAAAGTTGTATTTGCTGGTATCTTGCCATTTTCAGTTGAATCGATTTCACCAATTCTTGATACAACCATAACACTATTTGCACCCAATTCTCTTGCTGGATTGTATGCGTGACCATATTTCATATCACGAATTACACGAATAGACGCATTTGAACCTGTACCATAAACAAAAGCATTTGCTCTTGAATAATTAATTCCAATCGTAGTTACAGTTACTTTAGTTAAAAATCCATTAGCATTAATTGATGCGGCAGCCACGGCACCAGTTCCATCACCATCGATAAAGATTCGTGTTGTTAGTGCGATTTGATTTGCGGTTGTATTTCCACCGCCAGCAGAAGTTGTCGCAGTGGATAAAAATATGTTATTATTAGGCACATCTATTCTGGAAATGAATGTGCCAGGTGCTATTCCTGTACCCGAAACTGTCATGTTGGCCGTAACGTTTGTTGTGTTGGCTAAATTCAGTCTTGTGCAACCAGAAGAAAAAACAGGAATGACTGCTACATTATTCTCATAAAAACCGGAACCCATATTTTCGACAACGATTGTTGTAAGTTCGCCATCAACAACACCAATAAGATTTATGTTATAGTCTAATTGATTTGTACTTGATGGGGCTGGAATCCAATCGTCTGCCAAAAATTTATTCGATGGCTTAACATTAAACATGTACTTCCAAATGTAACCATCAGAGGTTGCGATGTTACCATTAGAAGATGTATAATCGCCAGTAGGTTCTACGGTTGAATTTGCGGATACATTGTTAGACAGACACTTGTAAACATTTCGCTCAGATGTGAAAACATACATCGGTTTGACGTTTAGTGAATTGTTTCCAGTTAGCAACTCATCCAAGTCAATCAAATCATCATACTGTTTATACTTTGTATTTGCCGTCCAAGATATTTTAGGTATGACAAGTTCAACATCATTACCAGTAATCTTTTTGGCTGCAATCATATTTTCCCATGCAAGTTTTTCATCGTTCACGGAATCTACGATTGAATTGGGAACATTTTCGTCAAAATAAGGTAAGTGATTGCCAATAAAAACGTAACCAATTTCTGGCGCAGGTTCATAAAAAGATTCTTTAAACTGAACCGCAGAGATATATGGTATTTTTTTAGTCGTAACTGAAGTCATAAATTATATTTATTGCTTAAATATGATTGCTGTTTGTGCATTGGATGTTTGATACCAAGACACAGGATTAATTGTAATGACAGCACCAGAACCGGCACTATTAGGTGCAACATCTGGAGTATAGTAATATTCTCCAGCACCTTGCAAAACACTATTGCTATTTAGTGTAACTTTACGAATTGCACCATTACCAGGATAAACTTCAACAAGCGCATTAGCTGCGGTATTTCTACCAGTAAATCCAACGGTAATTACTGCATTTGTTTGATCGTTCGCAACAGGCGTAATTGTAAATACGGCGTTTGTATATGAGTTACTGTTTGCTGTAAGTGTCACAGAAGCAGTCTGACCAACGTTTGCCGAAGTATTAACTACTAAGTTTGCTGCTGCTTTTGCATTAGCACTATATCCTATGATAAAAGATGCTACAGTTGATGGTGACTGCAATGTATCAGTGGCCGGGTCAAGAATTCCCACAACAATAATATCTGCACCATTTGCATATAAGCCAACATGATTCACAGTGGTTCTTACAATCGCACCAAAAGCACCGTTAACCTCAACCGTACAGTTTGCACGAATGTTTGCAGTTGCTTGTGTTGTCGAAAACACCACGTTACCATTTACGTATCCCGAACCACCAACAATTGGGCGAACTTCTGTCACCGAAACGGTTGTCACATTTGGTGTCACGGTTGTTGGTGGAATTCTGTATAAACCAACATCGGTAACTACTATTGATTCTATATTAATTGCACCGTTTGAATGCACAGTATAAGTTGCATTCGCATCCCTAACAGGAAGACCACCGCTAAACACCAGATACCCATTCGCAAGACTATTTCCCGTGAAAAGATTTCCAGCAGTGTTTGATACAACCGATATTACAGAGTTTGGTGCTGTATTTAAAATAGCAGTGGGTGTAGAACCATTAGCATACAAACCAGGATCAACAATCGTAATCTTACGAATTTGTCCATCCAAAGGTTTCATTTCTAATGTGAACGAAGCATTACCAACATTTGCTGTTGCTAATGGTGTACCTTTGTATAAACCACCACTTACCAAATGCACGTTGTATACAAGGCCTTGGGAATTAACAACAATTATAGCATTTGCACCAACGTTGTCACTTCCTGCTCCACTAAATTGAACGTATCCATTTACACCATATGCAAAGGCGTTTACAGAAATTGAGTTTACTTGTGCAGATAATGGTGGGAATGTTTCAACACGAATTGTTGCTTGACGACTTGGATCACCTCCAGAAATTACAAGAACGCCATTTGAATGTCCGTTACCTGTACTGTTTACAGTAACCGAAGAAATTACAGCATTTGCGTTTGTATTTGGTCTGGCAGTTGGTGTAGATTGATACAGTCCAGAATCAATCACTTCAACTGTGTTGACAACCGTGTTTGGATGAACAATTAATCTTACGTTTGCATCTCTCAATGGTGAACCGCCAGAGAATACCAGCCAACCATTTGCATAACCTTGACCACGAATTGGTATACTAATACCATTTGCATATACAACACGATGTGGATTACTATCTGGTATAGCGATTGGTTTATTAGCATACAAACCACCAGATACAAATGTTAATGTTCGAATTGTACCATTTGAATTAAATACTTCTACGTTTGCGATTGCTGGTATTGCTTCATCTGTACCAGAGAATGTCATTACACCATTTTCATATCCAGAACCACCAGCAGTGATTGTGAGACTTGTAATTTGGCCGCCACCATTTGAAAATACTAGATAACCATTTGAGTATCCGGAACCAGCATTTGCAATTCTTAAATTAGAAATGTTTGATGTCGTAATTAAAGATGTGTTGCTGACAATCGTGTTAATTTTTCTAATTTCACCATTTACCGCAATCAGTGAACCTAATGACAAAATACCTTTTGTGTTAGCGATATTATATTTTGTACTATTTCCAGTAACAACAACTCTACCATTTCCAACATTGACTGTGCCAGCAATTGTATTTGCCGTAAAACTCTGAATTGCAACATCAGTAAGTTCAACCAGATTTTCTTTATTATATAAAGCATAGTTGACCATGCCAACAGGATGTAACAGTTGCTTCAGCATTGTTTTGTATTTGCTGAACTCTGTTTTTGAAGAAATTACATAAGAATAATCAACGTAGTAATCTTGGCCTTGAAGTTTTCTTTCGAAAGAAGACAATATAGAATCGGATGTTGTCCAACGACCGGGCGCAGAAGAATACGAGCGTTCAATTTCTGCTGTTGCTGTTGCTGTGCCATCTCCACCAACAATACTTACGGTCGGGTTATATTCATAACCAGAACCAGGATTAATAACTTTAATTGAAATAATTTGTCCATTGGCAGTAAATCCTGTTGGTGTTAATGTTTCACCATCACCTATTAGCGAATCAATTTGAATATTCGCACCCGAACCTGTATTAGAACTAACTGAAATCGTAGGAAACTTACCTTGTGTGTAACCATAACCACCAAGTGGCCAACGATCATACACACCAATTTTTTTGTTTGATGCTGAGTACGTAAATACTGATGAAACTGTAGCAATAGTGTCGCTTGTGATAGAAGAAACAATTCTAGACTCATTGTTAATATCTACAAGATCGCCACCTTTTAAATCTTGTGTAAAGAAAGTTCCTGTGCCGGTAATTTCATTACATGCTGCCGTAACTGCACCCACACCACGAATTCTACTATTAGCAGAATCAATTCTCTGAATTGCTCCACCCACTGAAATTTTACCAACAACAGCCGCCGCCATTTGACCATATGTGCCTGGTGGATTGGCATTAAAAATAACTTCATCTCCAATTTGATAATTCAATCCACCATCGTTAATTTTGTAACGACCAATTGACTTCAGACTTTTTGAATAACGAAACGGAGCATTTGCTGCATACTGTGCGCCAGCAGCATCTAAAAATGTTGAATTTTTTTCTGTAAGTGGTACAGTAGAAGAAAGAATTTTAACGTTACTTATCGGACCTACAGTGAGTGTAACATAGTTAAAAGCATTAGCAATCGAATTGGCGGCACTTATGTTTGATTTTGCAAACACTGCACCAAAATTCGAACTGTTTACGTAAACGGTGCCACCAACATTTAAACTTAAATTTGATATTACGTCTGGAGATACTTTAAATGAATTGGCTGCATTGGCGCCAGATGTGTCAATGTTATCAACAACAACAGTCATTGTTGTGAATGAACTGTTACCGTATACAGAAATAGGTGATGCGTTTGAAAATACAGCACCACCGTGAACAACACTTATGGTATCAATTTCTCCAGTAATGACTCTTTCGACTGTGCCAAAGGCATTGACTGATGCATTACCACCAAACACGAAAACTGAATCACCAACACTATAGTTATTTCCAGCATTAATTAAATTAAATTGTCTAACAATAGAAAATGTTGAAGCACGAATATCAATCGAAATGTTATTTGTTTCATCATTGATTGGTATCGTAACTATTTCACCATTTAAAAAATTGCCTCTGAGCGACTTTACATTAATTAAAAGTTCAATAGGTAAACCAAGATTCAGAGTATCAGAGATGATTCTTCGGCTTGCCGTTTCGATAATAGCAGACGCCTTTGAAGTAATGCCGGTAACTTTGCGATTGTTTAATAAATCTATATCAAAATTGTCATAATTTACATTGATTATTGATCCGTTAGCGGGAGCAACAACAAAATTTAGTTGACGGTATTCTTTATTAATAAAATAATCAACATCTGGAATTTTAAGCACATCATTTACATAAACACTTATCTCATCTTTTCCAGATTTTTGTGCCAAGTAAAATGTCTTGTTTGTTCCATTTCCAACATAACGACTTGAGATATCAGGATTAATTCTTAAACGATTATCTATTTGCCAGTTACTAGCTGATGCACGAAGAACATTATTTTTCGGTAAAATAACGTCAATGTCTTCACCAAAGACAAGTTGAAACAAAAGTTTAAATGAATTTTCAGAACCCTTTGTTCTATAAAGGGGAAGAAGATGTTTGAAAAGAAGTGCTTTGTTTGACTGTACTTCAAGTGGAACTAGCGCACCATAAGTATTATAAAAACTTTTTTCGAATCTGTCTAAAGAATCATCAACATCTCTAATGTTTCTTAACGTTTTTGCCGTTGTGACTAGATTGTTTGATGTGAGCGTAGTATTAGCCTGAGCCTCAAGAAACTCATAATATGCTTCTAAAAATAAAATAAATTTTGGATATTCGTCACGTACAAATTCAGGAACTTGACGACTAACAAGTATCGATGTTTTTAAATCTACTGACATTATACAGTTTCTAAAGTTGTACTAATTGATGTTGGATCATCTTCATCTATAGTTATAATAGTATTTTTTTGTGTACTTATAATGCCTTTTTCCGATTCAATTGAAATTCGAACATCGCCATCAACAGATTGAGTGTCTTTTATGTTTATATTAAAAATTTTAATTGTTCCCGTATCATAGTCAATTTCACCAGCATTTTCATCAACAACTTGCCTTTGGGAAAATGAGTCGTAATAAACCGTGCGAATTGTACCAGTTCTTCCATCGATGACTGCCGAAGCTGTTGCACCATATCCCCCACCACCACTAATGCTTACAGTGGCACGTGTATAATCGATACCACGATTTACAATTTCAATACTTTGTATTTGCCCATTTACTATGGTTGCTGAAGCATTTGCGCCAGTTCCATCACCATCAATTGTTACTACAGGTAAAGATGTAAATCCTGCACCAGGATTTGTAACTTGAATAGAAGAAATTCCTGAAAACGATTGTGGTATTTCATCAAATTGCACTTCACGATTAATGCCACTTGAATCTGTAACAGTAAAAATTGTTGAAGTTAATTTGTTACCAATTGTACCTCTGCGTAAAGGTGAATTAAAATTAATCGTATAAGGAGTCGATGCATTTAAAGTTGGCACAAATCTTTTCTGTAATCGAACAGATATGTTAGATCCTATAATTGAATTTATATCTACAGAGTCAACCGCATCTTGAACTTTTGATAAAATAAACTGTGAAGAAAATTTATCTAAGTTAGTTTCTTTGTAAGACAAAATTGATGTTCTTATTGCTGTTCTAAGTTGTTGCTGAGTCAAAACAGTTTTTTTAGGATCATAAGTTACTGTTGGTGAAACAAGCAAATATAAAAATTCAGGATCACGTATTACAGTTTGAATAGCAACTATTGCCTTTGGTTTAATAATTTCATCGATAATACGCTGTTTTTCTGTATCAGACAAATAGTAACCTTCTTTAGGTTTTAATGAAATATAAGCAATTCCAAATTTTGGCGGCGATTCATCTTCACCACCCCATACAGATACAGAATCAATTGATGGATAATTTTTTTGAATATATGATTCGTAGTCCGAAAAAGTTACTAAACGATTTTGTGTTGTAAATTGCAGAGGTGCGGCAAATTTAATATTGTCTACCGATTCTCTTTCGGCACCGCCGGCAGCTTCACTTACTGGATCAATTACAAAATTAGTTTGAGAATTTCCTAAAGAATCAACGAGAGATGCAGTAGCAACGAAATTATTTGCCTTATTAGCCAAAGTTCCATTTGTAATTAAATAAGAAATTGAAACTAATGAACCATCAGATATTGATTTTCCAATTACATCATCACCAAAATAGATATCGTATCTTCTGTTTTTTCCCTCTTGAATATAAAAAACTGGAGAAGTTGTTGTTGTTTCTGATGCATCAGATGCTAGTGTATAAACCTCAGAAGATGTATTTGTAGAAGATGGCTGAACAGACACCGTTATTGTAGAAGTATCTACTCCATCATCCAAAATTGTGAAGATTTGTTTTGGATTAGTTGCTTGAGTGTAGGTGTAAGTATAAGTTACTAATTGTCCCTCATGTATTGTTAAATTTGGAAATGTAAAATTTGTATTTGACTTTGTTACAATCGTTTCTTCTAAAGTAACAAAACTATAACTAACGCCATCAATTTCACTAGATAAAAATCTAAATCCTTTTGGTATGGTGATTGTCGATGCAACATTTGAAGTAGTATTTACCGTAAAATTAATTGTTGCACTGGGTGCCTTACGAGAATAAGGAACGTAACCCAAAACCTTAGCATGAGAAATTACAGAGTCTCTAAGTAAAGCCGTATCCATGAAGGCCTCATTGGCAATCATGTTTAAGTAATATGCCTGATAGTGTGTATTATAAGCAAGAATATCAAGCAAAACTGACAAACCCGAACCCTCAAAGTCGTAATCTGTAAACTCTGATTGTGCTTGTAAATATGTTTTTAGATTTTGTTTTATCTGGTCAAAATCAAGTTCAGTTACTCTTAAACGTTCGGTCATTTTATCTTATGCGTTCTAAAAAGAAGTTAATCGTTATTGGATTTGGCAAATTTATAATGAAAAATTGCATTGTTACGTAATAACCATTATCATCTGGAGCAGGAGATGCTGTAATACTATCAACTTCAACTCTAGGCTCAAAATTTTGAATTACTTCTACAATTTGTCTTTCTAATGCTGCGCCAGAAATTGAATCCACCAACTCAAATAAAATTTGTCTGATGCCCGATCCTATCTCTGGTCTAAAGGGTCTTTCATAAAAGTTAGTGGATACTAAGTTTTTTACTGAATTAATTATTGCACGTTCATTTACGTGTTTATTCACATCTTTTTTAACAGGATGTGGGGTAAAATTTAAATCCAAATCTTTATAGCTTCTTTCAGAAACTATTGAAGGGTTGTTTGATGTAATTGTTGTTGACATCGTTTATTTATTCAACCGGCAAAAACATTTGGTGAACCAGATGCGACGGCAGTGCATCCCCCAATACCATCACCAACACGACCAGCACCTCTACCATTAACTCTTACAGTGCTGGAACCAGACGAAATTGCTGCCACATGCACTGAACATGGATTATCATTTGGTATTAGATGTGGTGTGTTAATATGCCCTTGACAACTCCAAGGTATACCGTTTACCAAAACATTTGTTGAACCTTGGGCTCTTGATGGTGTTGAACAATGTGTAATGTCCATATCTCCAATTCTACATGCTGCTGGCATAATTTTCTCCTATTCTGCTGGTTCAACCCAACCAGGTGGGTCTGAAATATAAGTTGGTGTTATAACGTTACCTGAAGCATCTTGTATAACCCTACCTGGTGCTATTCCTTGTACAAGTGACTGTAATCTGGTGAAATGTCTGGTAGGTATTAAATGTACCATTTGAGTAAATTCTACAATTTCTCCCTGCGCCGTAAAAGTATAAGTTACAAGTTTTTCTGGCGTATCTTCAGGATAAAACTTCACAATATTATTCCAGCCAGTCGTTGATGTGCTTGAAGTTGCTCTTGCTGCAACTAATGCAGAATATGAATTATATGTGGTCACTTGAAAGTCACCAGTCGGTTTTGCTTCCGAACCATAAAAACTAGATGCGTTTGGATCATAATTATTTGTATTAATTACCTGATAGACATCTCTTGTTGTTAGATCATCTCCATATTTTCCAGACAGAGTGTAAGTTGTTATGTAAAACTGTGATATAGTGCCAGTAAGAATGCAACTCGTATTTGTCATCGTAACGCCAGTTATTACACCTTGTGTCGATAGTCCTTTATCCGCTATAGCACTAACAAACGAAACATTTACTGGTTGTCCCATATCAACCAAAGTTTTAGCATGAGAGAACTCTACAGTTTCACCATCAGGTATCACTCTAAACTGTGTGCCATATATCGATAAAGCCATCTCTTACAGTGTTCCTCTTTTCATTAACTCTTGAAATCTTGGCATCCAAGATTCTATTTCCTCATGATCTTCTTTTGTATGTGGTGGCGGTGGCATGTAAGGATTAAATTTAATCACAGCATCAAACTTTTTGGGTATGTCTTCCCAACGTTCGTAAGTTTTCAACTCACCATTCAGTAAAATAATAAATTCATGTTTCATGTTTAGTTCAGTCTAATTATTGATCCTTGTATAGTCATTGTGCCGCCAGATTTAATTGTTGCAGAACCACTTGCTTGAATATCTAAAGTTTGACATGTAGCTCTCAGTCTTTGAGTTACAGCCAGTGTAGCATTCTTTTTAATTGTTCCATTCAGATTACCATCAACTGTAGCAGTAACATCACCCTTGACTGTGGCATCAACATTTTTACCAACAGTCATTTTAACATTTTTGTCTACTTTGACGTAAGCGTTTTCTTTTACATAAACTTCAGCATCTCCTTGCACCGTAACAAAACACTTACCCATAATGTACACACGGTCATTGCCCATTACAATTTCATAATTATCTTTAGTAATCTTTTCTACTTTATCACCAGCCGGAAACCATTCTTGAAATGAACCATTACGGTGTGCAAGATGAATACGTTCTTTACCAACAGTATCATCAAATTCCATAATGTGCCCAGACTCAGTTTCAGTAACATTGTTGTATGGATACTTTGCAGCATATTGCGTTGTTGGTTCTGTCCAAGCACTAGTTTCAGCAACGGGAATAGATTTAACTACATTATCTTTACGTTCCTGAATAAAAGTTTTATTCATGTTTTCATCATTACGTGCTAATCGTGATGTTGTTGGTTCATCTAATATTCGTGGATAAGATTCAGCAGCAGACTTTTCTGTGATCTTGATACCCGAACCATCAGTGCTATATGTTTTTGATGCTGGTGTTCTTGGTGAATTTTGCAATTCAGAGGATGTTCTTGCGTCACTAAATCCCTGTTGATAATTTGCGGCAACAATTGGTATACTAGGCAATACACCTAAAATTATTGGTTCTTGAGCATTTTCCCCATCAGCAAAAAAACCAAACACCATATCACCTTCACGTGGTGAATAAGTGTTTGTATTGTTTGTTGGTAAAGCAGATTGTGCCCAAGGCAAAGAATCAGTAGGTAACAAAGATTTGTTATCAGTATGCCAACCAACACAGCGAACTCTACATCGCCCCAGTTTTAGTGGATCGTTAATTTTCTCAACGATACCAATCCACCAAGTAAAACCGTTTTTACCAGCAAAATTTTTATTATCTTCAGATTGTTCCATATTGTTCTATTTCTCTTGTCTCTGCTGATGTTGCCGATGGAATAAATTGTAAGTCATTAGATGTTGTGGCCAATTCTAAAATGGTTTCATGTTTTTGATAACCTATAATGTGTCTTGTGGCAACAATTAAATACTTACCACTCAAAGAACGATCTTTGTTATCATCACCCTTTTCACGAATAGAAAAACTAGGGAAATTTAATGTCAAATTAAAACCAGATGTAAGTTGAAAATTACCAGCCATAACCAGTTTAATTCTTTTGTTCATTAAATTATTAAATATGGCTTTTCTCTGAAACACAAAGTCTTCTTGTGTTTCAACTTTTGAAATTGAAGTGGGGTCGTATTTTTTTATATACTTACTCTCACTTCTAAATGCACCAAAAGGACTTACAGTTTTTTTAGAGTCGTATGCTTGTGATGCGTCTGTACCACCACGATTGACTGAAGCAAAATAATTAGGATTTTTGTTACCATGATTCATTTGAGAATAGTGATCTTCATAGGTAATCTTTTTAACGCCAATCGTTCTAGTAATAGGATCGAATCCTATAAAAGTGCCAGAGTTCACACCCGAACGTGTCGTTTTAATTTTATCAACTTGAGAAATTATTTCATAATCTTTGGGGCTCAAAAGATCATCGGTAATTCCTGTTTCTTGTATATTTTTAGGTGGAAACTTAATATCAAACAAAGATGGCGCACTCAACAAACTTGATAATGATGCGAAATTGTATCCCAAATTATTTTCAAAAAACACATAATTGGGCGATCTTTTTTCATCGATTGCTCGTTTTGCACACCATTCAATTGCATCTAAAGGTTTTAAGTTTGGTATTACAATGTCACGAATTCCTGTAGTCTCTTCAAAAAGACCTTTTAATTTGTTTGCCGGTGTCTTTAAATAATTTGTAAGTATTACTTCAACTATTTTTGAATATGAAGAATTAAATGATTGATTTACCAACTGTTGATCGGAATACATTAATTCATCAGAAACAAAATGAAGAACATAAGTTTCTGTAGTTTCATTAACACTCATTCTGTTGCTTTGTTTAAAAATTCTAAAGGCCTTTTTAAACTTTAAACTATCATTATCAGAAGATTTTGCTAAATCAATTAAAATAGATTCTGAACCATCAAACAAGAGGGCAGAAGAAAGACCAACAGAGTCAACTATTAAAACTGAACCGGTAACTATTGGAACTAGAAGGGCATCAAAGATGTTTATTTCTTCATAAATTTTGGATATATCAAACTTGCCTGCTTTAGTAATTATAGCAAGTTCATTTACAACAAACTTAGAAGATGCAGAAACTTGTTTACTCATTATTCATTAAGCACTCTAATTAACTCATCCATCAAACCTGTTTGATAGAAAGAACGAGATTGTGTAACAAACTCCGACCTTAGTAATTTGATTTCCCTTTTAGATTCATTTAATTCCAACTCATATTCATAATATGTTTGTTTTGATTTTGAAATGGTTTCTGTAATTTTTTTGCCATTTGCCAAAGTATATTCGGTTGAGGATACTATAACATTAGCATATGAGTTAGCATCTATTTCTATTTTTTCCGTAATCGTATCTTTTGTTGGGTCAGAACTTACTCTTGAAATTGTTTTGAAATAACTTTTTACATTGTTCGTACTTTGCGCCCAAACTATGCCACTTTGTACGGTAGTATTTGCAGCACCGTTTGCTGAATATTTGTCATTAACATAACTAACAAATGTTCTTTGATCTAGTGGCCAATCATACTGAGGATCAATAATATCGTTAAACAATAAAACTATCCAATGCTTTTCTGGTGAACCATAATACTTATTTGCAATTATTTCTGGTGTATCACCATCCTGAATATCATATGGATAAAAAATAGAACTGTTTTCTTTTAGTGAATTTTCAAAAGCAAAACGAGCAATAATATTTGTTACCGTATCGAGTTCTATCGATGTGTTTGAATTACTATAAAATGTCGTTGGGAAATAATTAAAATATTTTGCCATTTTTTATCTCTTAGGGTCTCTTAGGATTTGCAAAAATATTCTTTTTCATTCCTTCTACATCTGGTCTTTGTCCACCAGTCTTTGATCTGAAGTCTCTTTTAGTAAGAAACTGAGTCTCTTTAAAATCAAGTGTCATTTGAATTGCTGAAGGCATACCTGTTCTACCCAAAGCAGGGCTTAACTCCGATGGCATCTCATATGTTGACCAACCATTGGGCGCATAGTTTACAGATATATTTTGTAAAATACAACGAGTCATTTGGGGTACGTTTGGATTAATTTTGCCCGCATAAAAAAATTCAACTTCAAACTCTGATGGTGCAATTAATAATAGGCCGTTTGATGAATCATCCAATTCTGGCGCTTGATGAAATCTTAAAGTTTCTATAATGTTTTGAACTTCTAAAGCTTCTCTTTCATCACGTGGATAGAACATGAATTCAAAAGTAAACTCACGAAAATTTGGTGATGTATATAAAATTTCCATTCTTGGGTTAACAACTGCACCACCCGTACCTAAAAACAAACCTACTTTTGTTGTTTGTTCAGCTCCAAATAAAGCACCAGCACCTTTTGCTGTTGTAGCAGCAAGTGCTGCTTTAATTGTACCACCAAGATTAGAATCCTCTCCTGATTTCATTTTTTCAAAAAGAGAAGAACCTGTTGCAAATGCTTGTCCAGCAAGTTCTTTACCTAACTCTAAACTTTCATAGTTTTGTGAATATGTGAATTGCACCGTGTCTGGCATGTAAAGTGCAATTGAGTCACTTGTTTGAACTGTAGTGTCAATTAGTGCTGTTCTTTTTATTTTTTCAACACTTTGAATGTAGGAAGAGTTGTTTGTGTTTTGTGCTTCTCTTGCAGAACTAAATGAAGAACCTGCTGGTTTAAAAAAACTAAGTTTTCCACCCAATGCTTGATTAATTGAATTGAAAGCCTTGTCTACGCCACCATTAATTGCACCCGAAAATTTTTCTTTAATATTGGGTAAAGACGGTATAGTTTTTCCACCAGTATTTGTAAAAGAAGTTGGTATATCACCTGACGATTGAACACCACTATATTTTGAACTTTTCTGTTTGAATACATGAATAACCATGTAGTGTGCTTTATCATAATTACCAACATCGGCTGGATAACGAAAAAGATTTTTTTTGTTAGCATTTTCAAACAATGAACTAAGAGGTCCACGTGTGCCTTCTTGTTTTATCGTGATATCTGACAGACCGAAAAATGGCATAAGAAATTCCTATTTGTTGACTAGATAGTATTTATGTCAAATAAAGGAAAGTTTAGACCGAAAAACCCACAAAAGTACAAGGGTGATGCAAACAACATCATCTACAGGTCTACTTGGGAAATAAAGGTAATGAATTATTTAGATGAGAATCCGAACGTCATTTGGTGGGGTTCGGAAGAACTTCCTATACCCTATCTCAGTCCGGTTGACAGAAAAAAGCATCGTTACTTTCCAGACTTTATCGCCAAGATGCGTAAAGCAGACGGTACCGTAATGACCTATGTCATAGAAGTCAAGCCTGAAAAACAAACTCAACCACCCACACAGAAGCGCAAGACTAAGACGTTTCTACAAGAAGCGATTACTTACGAAGTCAACAAAGCAAAGTGGTACGCCGCTACTGAATTTTGCAAAGACCATGGCTGGCAATTTCTAATTTTGACTGAAAGACACTTAGGTATCAGATAAATATAAGATGGCGAAACGACTTATTGATAGAATCAAGGAATCCCTTGCAAAATCAGGATATGCACCACGGTCACGTGAAGCACGTGCCTGGTTAAAATCCAAAGTTCCGGCACTCAGACCTACCAAAGGCCAATTGATGAGTGACCGTGAACGATTAAAAAATCAGTCTATCATAGGTCGTATGTACTTTTATTATTATGATCCAAAGACGAAAGATTCGTTGCCATATTACGATAGGTTCCCATTGGTTATTCCAATAGAACGATACTCAGACGGCTTT